CAGCCCTACAACAGCGCATCATCCAATCCACGATAGATTTAGCACTGAGAAACGGCCTGATAGCACTGCTATTCCGTTATGTGAGGGGCATCATCAAGGGCTTTGGGATCAGACTAAAATAGCGATACACAAAGAACCGAAGCTGTGGCGTGAAACATACGGCGCAGATTGGATTTATTCGCCTTCTTCAGTCCATGATACCGCCATATAAAGAAATGCGCCACGATCAGGATGACAAAACATCTTTCTAGCTTTAATACTTGTTACCTGCGCATCACTCTTAAACAAAGTACCTTGAAGCCCGTCTAAGGCCACTTTCACAATATTATCTAAATCGGGTTTACTTGTATGACTGATAGCGTTGTATTCAGCGTGTAATTGTTTCACTTTTGACCATGAACTAGGTATCTGCATAAACGCTATTATTTCTACGCTTACAGGACGTAATGTTTGGTATACGTCTTGTTTAACCATAGCAGCCCATGCAGCAGCATGTATGCGCCGTTCATAGTCAACGGTCTTTGCTGGCGTGTAGGTTTTACCGCTTCTTACAAAGCGTGGCCTAGCCTTGCCAATCGGTTGCCCAGATACTTCAATTTCTACTTTGTACATAGCCGCAAGGTACAGGAATTTGCGCCTTTGTATAATTATTTTTGCTTTTTCTTACTTAGTTTACAAATTAGCACTTGTGCTTTACGTATAGATGTATATACTTAACTTATAAACGGAGGAACTTTTAATGTTTAGACAGTACGTAATTACAGTAACCGAAAAAATTACTAGCCGTGATGGTCAACGTAGCCACATTTGCGATAAAAGATACGTAAACGGTGTTAAAGGTGACAGATTAGAACTTAATTCTGTTGCTTATAAAACTTTTGATATGTGTACAGATGCAGAAAGTTTTATTGAGCAATTACCAGTTAGTCGCTCTGGCGAATACATCAACACTTACGTATACAATGTTGAAGCTATTGATTATACACACGCCAATTTTCACGGTTATTCTGATAAACACCCGTATGAAATAGTCAAAGTTGTATCACCACGAACACTAGAAGTTAGATTAGTTGACGCGCAACTTGATACAACATGGAAACCAGAAACCGTAAAAGGTGGTTTTTCAGGTTACACTGTAAATAACCATGAACAAAAATGGTTATATAATACTAACGCGAAAAATGACACTGTGCGTATCCGTAGACGCAAAGACGGATATTATTACTCAGCTATCGGACGCCACGCATTAGCAACTGCACCTTCTAAATTTCACGATTATAATTTCTAACTAACAGGGGGGGGTATCCCCCCCAGAAAGGTTTTTCCAATGGCATACGACGAAACCCACGATTATGAACATCATTATTACCCGTCTATTGAGGCGCGTAAATTAGCTAATGCTGCTAACACAAAACGCAAAAACTGGCTTGCATCTGATGAACGTGCAGCAGAAATTATAGAATTTGTTTCTGGCTATGAAGCATCAAACGATGGCATAGGTTTTTTTAACGCTGTAAATTACGGAATACAGACATACGGTAAACCTACTGACAATATGCGCGATAAAATGGTTGCCATACTTGATAAACGCGCTGCACAAGCTGCTAAATGGGCAGAACAAGACGCTAAATGTGCATGGGTTGGTAACGTAGGTGAACGTCAGTCATTTACAGTAATCGTTATGCACATTGTAGAATTAGAAACAATGTACGGGTTTTCCTATATTAACATATGTCGTGACGCTGATAACAACGTTGTTATCTATAAAGGCACACAAAAATGGAAAAAAGGGTCACAAATAGATTGTGTAGCTACAGTCAAAGCGCACGATATACGCGATGGCGTTAAACAAACTGTAATACAAAGACCATCAAAAGTAATGCTTGATGGTGAAGATTATTAAATTCTTAACGGAAGGAACAAACCAAATGAAACTATATACAGACAATAAAGGCCAATGGGTAGGCACACAATTAGACGCAAAAAAAGCTTTGGGTAAAGGCAATTTCAAAGAAGTTGACGTACCAACAGCAAAAGCGCAACTTTTAGAGTTCTTAAACTCTTATAGAGTGCGCCCACAAAGCCCACAAGATTTAGAACGCGATAGCGTTAAGTTTGATATGCCACAAATCAACAAACCATCACCGTTTGTTAAAAAACACGATTGGCAAACAATACGCGAATGTGCAGAAGAAGCATCATTAAAAGACTTAGGTGTTGCTGTTGCTGTAATAATGAACCGTATTGATGAAGCAGCAGAAAAGTACGAACAATGAGCATTACAGATAATTACGATTATTTCACATGCGAATTGCGTGGTAAAGAAATAACCATAGAAGTGTATTTTGACATGCAATCAGGCGGTTCTAATGCTTACGGTTCAGACGAACCAGCTTGGTCACATGCAAGCTTTAGTACAGAAAACCTTTATCACCCAGAACGCGCTAGGAAGCTACACAAGCGCCTAGCAGACGCGATAATGGAAAAATACGCTAAAGACATCAGCGAACACTTAAACGAACGTTATGAAGGAAATTAAATGACCCGTATATCACAAGAACAAATGATTTTGCAGCATCTACGGAAAAATCCTATTACACCTAAACAGGCTTTAAATTCATACGGGTGTTTTAGGTTAGCTGCACGAATAAAACGTTTGCGCGATGCAGGCCACCACATAGAAACTAAACGGTTACGAATTGACGAATACACTGAAGTAGCGCAATATTTTCTAATCAAAGAAGCAGGTACAGTAATATGACACTTAGAGAATTAATAGAAATAGCAAAGACAATTACCATAGGTGATATAATAGGCGCACTGTCTTTAGTTGGCATGTTGTATGTTGGTTTATTTTTTGTGCTGGTGTTCCAATGAGTATTTATAGACAAATGCGCGAACGCCACAAAGCAGAAATTAAATGTTTGCTGTTAGACCATAGCCATTTAACAATAATGGAAGCCAGCAAACAATTAGGCGTAGATCAAAATTCACTACGTAGGATAGCGCATCATCAAGGCGTAGCGTTTCTTAAAAAAGATGGTGGCAGAACGTCCGTTGCACAAGAACTTTTAATACCAAATGAAGTAACGCTTCCGCCTGCACCTTGGGATCAAATTAGATCGTGAGGCAGTGCGTTACTGATAACGCTGTTTATTAGATTTTAATGAACCTGCCCCATATCAATAATAAAATTTTAAAGGAATGATTACAATGCTAAAGTATTACACTTTTATGATATTAAGTTATTTTGTTGAAGGCGAACAAATAACACATCAAATTCTATTCCCTAGCTATGATGCGTGTAGCTATTCTAAAGGCGCTATGTTCGCCATAATGGAAAATCACCATGACACAGTGCTAATACACTGCAAAGGCACTGCATACGCCTCTAATGAGCTTGTGAAGCCTATGCCTAGACCTAATAAGTAAAGTTTTGTATAATTTTAACAATGCTTACTAAGGAATACTTTTATGAAAGTAAGATTAGCAAACTTGAATGATTTAAAATATATTCATTCTTTATCAAAAATAGAAAGCAATGCTTTAGGGTTTATACCCAATACTGCATATCAAGCAGCAATCACTGGTGAAAAAACTGGTAAAAGGTGGTCTAATACTTGTAATGACAAACTATGGATATGTGAAGAAAATGGTGATAAAGTTGGTTTTCTTTTAATGTCTTTTGGCAAATGGTCAAAAGTAAATCAAATTGCTATTCAAGAGGATGCAAGAAGAATTGAAAGAGGTAAAGCATTGTTAGACGCTGGAATGAAACACGGTCAAAGCAGAGGCATACACGATTTTGCTTGTGGTTGCGCTGATGATTTACCTAGCAATGAATTTTGGAAAGGCGTTGGCTGGAAACGACTAGGCGATAGAAAAGGTATTTCGCATAAAAACACTTGGATTGAAACGTCAAAAAGAAAAGTTAACGTATATCATTTCCAAAAAAACAGTTTATTTTTTAGTTAACTAAGCCAGTTATAAATCTTATTAGTTTTTTCTATGCGGTCTTTTAAACCTTTGTAACCGTTGTTAATTCGTTTGGTAATGAACTTTATGTTTTCAACGTCTAAACCATTGTCACAATCATCCCAAAGATCGTTTACGTCAAAAAACCAAATAGCACTTTGCATTGCGTATTCTGTTGCAACTAAATCGGGATTTTTTAACACTTCATAAAGCTTTGTATCTTCAGCAAAAGATTTATAATTCATAGCGCCCGTTAATTGTATAAAACCCCGACCACGCCAAAAATAACCCCTGCCTTGGTTTTGCATACGACCACCGTAAACCTTGTCAGCTAAAGCCTTTGGGTTCTTTACGTAAGGTTCAGCGTCAGCATCGGTTTTAAATCGTGTAGGCCAAGTTTTTCTAATTCGTTTGGCTGTACTATAATACGTGCTTTCTTCTGTTCTAATAAAGTTTCCGCTTTCATGGGCGCATTGACCTAAAATGTGTGCTGCCCGTAATTGTGACCATTTGTATTTTTTTGCTATTGCTCTAGCCGTATTGATACCAAACTTAGCATCAGCCATTACATTGCATTGCTTTTGCAGATATTTTAGCGCGTCACCTTTAGCCATTGGTTTTACTCCACTATTTCCTTAGTACCGCATAATCTTTGGTAGACCATATCGCTAGTATATGCTTCTGCCCACTTGTTTTCCGTAAAAGTGCAAAATGTCCATAAATCGTTTACATCTTCTGACAGTAAATCAATTATATCCTGTTGTGCTGATGTTTGTTCTTTTAAATTGTTTAAATCATGTACAAGGCCGCTAATATACCAGACTAACGCAACCAACTGCACAATTAAAGCGAACCACAAGCTAAGATTTATTTTCATCTTTTACTTTCTAAGTATAGCCGTAAACAATTAACCAATGTATTTAAACTTACTGCCGAAAATAACATTATCCATTGCCACATTTCCATTTACTTACCCCAAAATTTTGTTGCTCCACGAATACCAAAACTTGCAGCTATCGCACAACCTAAAAAATAACGGTAGTAATCGGGCATAGCATCTAGTGCTGCAAAACCATTTGTTACTATTTGCCTGCCCCATTCACCACAGAAGGCTAAACAGCAGGGCAAAACTAGCACTATACTGAACATCTCATCTTTCCAGCTATGCTGTGCGCCTTGCGCCATCAGCTTTTCCCACTCCGCAAGGCTTGTTTTCTCACTTTTCATTATTGCGGCTTTTGCTTCTGCCTCTACCAGCTTTAAATTTGCTGCTGCTGCGTTTGCATCAGCTTTTCCTTTAAGCCAGCCACCAGCCAATTCAGCTAGTGGCGCAATCAAAGACCCAATCATTCTACAATACTCCGATCTGTTTTAGCTTCTTTTCCTAACCACACCGCAAAACAGGCGCTGAAACATCCAAAAATTACGCTACAAAACCCAGATTGATTTAGTGTCGGATCTTCAAGGCTAATCATCCAATTTGTAACCTGAAAACACATTATAGTTATTGCCAACATCATCAAGCGCGGTAATATTTTTAATTCGTCAAGAATTTTAGACGTTACTTGTACCATTTGATTTCCTAACTATGTTATTCACTATTTTTTTATCACGGGTAATTATAATTATTTTTCCGTTTTTGTCATATACAATATATTTTCTATTTTTTTCTATTATTATTACTTTCCCAACTCAAAATTTCCCTACTAAAACACCGATATAATAAACCCCACCAACTGCGCCACCAACCGCTAATAGTATTGCAGCACCTAATGCAATTTGTTCATTCCGTTTTTGCCTTGCTATTTCTCGCGCTTTCTTAGCTGCTTGACGTTGTTTTCTGGCTTCTTTTTGCCACTCTTGCCACCTATCCCATTGCCCACTAGAACCGTACAATCTTACCCAACTTTCGAGTTCTCGACGCTGTTCCTTTAACTTTTCTAATGCTTGAAATTCTTCCCAATCCCCTTGCTGACCGCCAGCAATAGCCGCAATTGGGTTTCTTTTTTTCTTAGCTAACGCGTCTTTTACATCTTCTTCTGCGCCTATAAATTTTCCTACAGCGCCTATAAGCCCAGCGGTTTCCCTCCCGTTACTGAGCGCCGTGCGTATGACGGAATAAGCCGCATTTGCTGCGGCTATACTCTCCAAAATAGGCATTTTTATTGCTTTTCTATATATTCACGCAAAAACTTCAGGTTTTCATCTATACGACCCATCATCACAGCATGGTCATTTACTTTATTTTCTAATACCTGAATATCTGCCTGATTGCGCATGATGTTTGCGCTGTTAGTTTCTATAGTATTTTGCGCATCGGCTATTAACCAACCTAAAATAAACGTTTGCGCTATGATACCAACTAAAAAAGTAATTGGTATTGTTTTAGACAAGTGCCAATTTTCTGCTGCCATTAATTCTGTCCTAGGTAATGTCATCAACGATTTGCACCCGTATATACCCGTTATTTGGGAAACTCTCAATCTTACTATTGCCATAGGTTACTTCAAATTCTGCTTGATATGCTCCCGTAGTAACAGTGTCTGTTGCAACCCAATCGTATTGCACAACACCAGCAGTTGCAGGGCTATTTACTGTAGCTGCTGCGTCTACTACGCTGCTTGCGCCGCCGACAGTACGCATGTGAAAGCGTACACTAGCATCCGTTAAATTAATCACATTACCGTCACCGTCTTTTAGTGTTGCCTTTAAAGAAGGTGCTGTATCGTTTTGTTTAATGTAAAAACTCATTATGCTGCCCTGTTAAATGTTGGTTCTATTGTAACACTATTTTGCGTCTGTTCAAATAGCTGTAAATCATTTTCGTCTACGGCTTCTATTTCAACTATGTTTGGCTTGCCCGTAGTCAATTCTACTGTGCTTGCTTTTATAAATTCTGACTGCTGTTCATAACCATCAAATTCAGTGCGTATTAGCACAAATTTAGGTTCTGCATCTTGCCCAGTAAGGGTAAATATAGCGTGTTCAGCTATTAAAGAAATGTTTACTCTAAAGGTAACGTCTTGCCCTGTTAAAACAAAAGACGCTGAAGGTATTATTTCGATAATGTCTTTTAGGGCATCTTGCCCTGTTAAGGTAAAGCTACCCGTTTCTGCATTAAGAGTTACATTAAACGAAACATCTTGCCCAGTTAACGCATAAGATGCGGCTGCTGCAATTTCGCTAATACCTTTAAGCGCATCTTGCCCAGTAAGAACAAAATTACCAACTTCTGCATTAATATTAACTGCTTTATTAAGAGCAATGTCTTGACCCGTTAGAATAAACGAACCATGTGCTGCACTTATTTTTACATTAAATACAGATGTTTGACCCGTTAGTACAAAATCTGCCTTATCTGCTGCTAGTTTTAAATCTTTTATAAGGGTAGCATCTTGCCCTGTTAGCGTGTGTACACCACCATTTGCACTTGCCTGCCCACCCATGCCAGCATGTACGGTACAATAGTAAAATAAACGCGGTGTAGTAGCCGTAGGGGTTATTTCGGTATATGAACCACTAGAACCAGCTACACCGTTAACTGTGACCCCTGTAGTGTATTCTGTGCCGCCACCATGCGTTCCATTTGGGGTTGTTGAAAACCGTAACGGGTGGCCTCCGTTGCTACCGTCTGCTTGACTAAATCTATAGGTAACACCTGCCATAAGCTGTAGCGTAGGACTAGCACCCACCAGCCCGTCTATATAATACTTATTACCTGAACCGTATTCATTCGTACCACTGGCTACGCTTACATCATATTGTACTGTCGTTGCTCCAGATGGGTTGCTAGTAACATTAACAGGAAAATTAATAGCAAAACTTGCATCTTGTTCTGTTGCCGCAAAAGAACCTGCATCAGCTTTGCGCGTTACAGTGAAACTAGCATCTTGGCCTGTTGCAGTAAATGTACCTGCATCTGCAACAAACGACAAAACACCCTGTAAAATAGCGTCTTGCCCAGTTAACGTAAAAGTGCCTGTTTCCGCTAATACGCTTCGTAATAACTCAGCGTCAAATACTGATAATGCAAACGAACCGTTATCAACAGGGTAATTAATAGAAAATACGCTATCTTGCCCTGTAAATGAATGAACGACATGCCTACCGTCCATTGTAATGTTTTTAACGTGTGGAAAACCACTAAGCGCAAAAATACCACGTTCAGCAACCATGCTAAACTTAAACTGCGCATCTTGCCCAGTTAATGCGTAAGAGCCGAAACCATTGACGTTATTTAATAGAAACTGATTTTCTTGGCCTGTAAGTGCAAAAGAACCAGTTTCTGCTGTTATAATCGGCTGGTTGTTAAGATTTACTGTTTGACCAGTAACTGTAAATGTTCCCGTTCCAGCCTCGAAAACGTAATTTTGTTCTGCCGCATCATCAGCAAGTGTAATTTTTGCAAGTGCAACAAAACCTAACATTTATTCCTCTATTCGTTCATCATCAGCAGCCCAGTTTTTAAAGGCTTCATTTTCTGTCCATGTTGTGCCATCGAAATCATATTTCCAACCTTGATAATCGGCTGGCACGTTGCTGATATTTTCATACAAAATACAAGTTTCTAAATTACAGTCTGCGACCATATCAACAACTGGATCGCCTAAATGCATTTGACCGTCAGTAAATGTAATAACTTGACTATCTTCAAATACATACAAAACAACATTTGTATTTCGCTGCGCTATTACTTTCATATTAACCTTTCACTATAATTTTTGTTGCACTAACCGCTGTGCCAGCAAAAACAGATTTACCAGTTGCAGGCGCTAAACCTAATGACCCATCTAATTGAACGTAATACTGTTGCCCTGCTGTTAGGCTTGATTGTGCGTCATCGACAGACCCTACAATTTGTATTGTTGCCGTTGCGCCGTTAGAATAGGCAGCATCTGCAATACCTATATAATTTTCTGTCGTTAGGTTTGTACTGGTGTACGCATTATTGAAAAAATTATACGTACCTACGTTTGATGCATTATTGTCGTAATACAAAAATAAACCACGATTAGAAACCGTCGAAAAAATAGCCGACATATTTACAGGATTATTTGCTGATGTTTCTATTGTAGTTTGAGAACTTAAAGTCACACCACTGCCCCCAATAGTAGCAACCTTGCCTTGCGTGTTGCCATCTTGCGTTTCGTAAACACAAAGAAAGGTGTCTGTATTACTGTCATAGCAAATTACAGCTTCGTAACTTTCGTCACTATCTAAGGTAACAACACCATCTAAAGAAACGCCTGAAGCGGTTACGCTTAATTGTGATATACGTGTTTGTGTGCCGCTTGTTGTATCGTAAATGACACAAGCTTTGCCAGCGCCATTGCTTGCAATTGCTAGATTAATACCTATCGAATTAGAAGTATCAAAAGAACCTAAATAAGAGCCGTTTATAAGAACCTGACTAGTATAATTTCTGCCATACCAATTAGAAGAAGTGTCATTTTCTATTGTTTCAGCATAAATTCTAGAACTATTTTGCCAAGTTACCACTGCCCTTTGCACACTACTGTCATAGGTAACCCCTTCATCATTAAAAGTTCCTGACCCAGTATAATTAATTGTATCTGCGCTAGTAATTTGTGCTGTGGTTGTGTTGTCAGGGTCAATTCTTGCCATAAAGCAACGTGGTTGATTGTTTGATTTGCAAACACCAAACACATTATTTGTGTCTGTATTTGTTGCAACGTCAATATCAAAGCAAACATTTGTTGCATAACCACCTGCTGTAAAAGAAGGTGTAGTACCAGAAATTGTAATTACGCCTGCATACGTTCTGCTAGAAAGCGAATTGTTATGATAGACAACAAGAAATCTGTCTAAACTTGGTATATAAGCAACCCTACAATTTTGTATATTGTTGCTTAGTAAAGTTGCTTTAGTTCCCCATGTAACAGTACCATCGTTGTTATCTGTGCCTACTTGTGCGCTTAAATAGTAGTTACTATCTGCAAACACTGCCAAAATAGTACCAGCACTGTTTATTGCCATATGACTATAATAGGTTACACCACCGCCTGTTGTTGCTGGCGTTGTCGCGCCTTGCGATACAGCAGAAGAAGCTATTGCGCTTACAGTGCCATCAGTGTTTACACAGCAAGTATCACCGTTTGAAATCGCGCCAGAAGCCGTTGCCGTAAGAGTAGGGCCACCAACATAACTGCTGACATTGCCAGCATGAACTATTACATTACCATTAATATTAGGACTAGCAGCCATTTCTATATAACTGCTATTTTTATCAGAATATAACATTAAATCGCCATCGGCATCAGTGCCTACATAAGCATCTCTTGTGCCATCTCTGCCGAAAAAACTTATATAATTCCAATCATTAGCCTTTGTAGACAGTTGACGCATTTCGAAGGCTTGATCTGAGGTTGTTTCTAATTTTAAAACGCCATCAATAGAAGTTGTACCGTTTACTTGTAGTTTACTAGAACCGTCATCTGTAGCTGTACCAACAAGAATATTACCAGAATATTCAGCTAAACGTATTGTGCCATCGTCATCTACTTCGATACTGGGTATGCCTGACACATCGTTAACACTGAAAATAGTGCCTGACATATCGTTAGTAATAGAAAATAACTGGCCTGCTGAACCATCAAAAGATAATGTGCCTGAATTTGTAGGGTAAACAGTTGCGGTTATTGTCTGCGCCGTAGTGCTAGCATCTGCACCTTTAAACTCTATTTTAGGGTCATCAGTGCTTGACCCATCGTTAGGCGTTATTAAAATATCTTTGTCTGTATTTGCCATGTGCTAAATCCCAATTCTACCGCGTAATGCTATAAAGTTTGCTTTTATCTGATCAGCAGTTAAAGCAGTATCATAATAACTAATAGCATAAACACGCCCGTTAATATAGTAGCAGCTACTTCCAGAACACTGATAACCGTGATAGTACGTATAGCTTCCTGTATTCATGTTCGACGCAAGCGTACCTGTTACTGCCAAATCGCCATTTACATAAGCTTTTGCCGCTGTGCCATCTATTGTATAACAAATATTATAGTCTGTATCGCCAACTAAATCGGTATAATCTAATGTTAAATACGTGCCATTACTTGCTATTAAAACAATACTGCCCTGAAAAACACGCTCACGCCAATCACTTCTATGCAGTAAACCTAAAGTAGTACCTGTAGATTGCCGCACCCAAATGCTGACTGTTTTCGCTGTGCCTACGGTAACTACTTGGCTGATTAAATCGTTAGTGCCATCTAAAACAAAATAGCCATCTGTACTGTAAAAAACACCAGATAATGACACATCATTATTGCCTGTTAAATCTACCCAATTCGTGCCACCATAACCACTTGATCCGCTGTAAGATTTTGTGTTTTTGGCATCTACATAGTAATTTAAATTGTCTGTAACTACGTTTGCCCCTGCTGCACAACCCATTACACACCAAACCTTCCACGTAACGCATTATAGTTTTTTGCCACTTCTGATGCACTTAGTGCTTTGTTTTTGTATATTCGTAATATTGGAATTGTACCATCTAAGTTATTTCTTGTTGAGGGTGCAGAATTTCTATCTTGTCCTATGTACTGTGGGCCTCTACTGCTTAATAAAAAGTTTAGGGAATTTGTATTAGAAGCATCTAAAGACCCATTAATATAAATTCTTTGACCTGCGTTTTCATCGAAAACGTGTACAGCATGGTGATATGTACCTGTAGATAATTGGGTAGGTGCTGTAATAAAATTATAGCTGTACCCACTAGCATTATTTATGTGGCCTGCGTAGATTTGGTTATTTGTACTTAAAACAAATCTATACCAACCATATTGATAATCGCCTATAATACCTTGTAATAGACCACCTGTATCAAATTTAAACCACGCTTCTACAGAATAGCTGTTGTTTAAATTTTGACTAGGTATACTTATTCCTCTATCTGTGTTGTTTGTACCATCAAAAGAAAACTTTTCCGTACTGTTGTAATCATTCAAAGACAGCATTGTAATCGTCTGCCCACCTACCCAATCAGTTAATGCTTGTGTTGTTGATCTACTTGTAGGTGTAAATGGTGTAGCAAAAGATAATGCCTCTACTTGTGGCTTGTATATTTTTAAGTGTGTGCCAGCAGGTGCGTAACCAAAAGCCATTTCAAAACGTGCATCTGTATATGTTGCACTCATTGCAGAAGATGTACTTGTGACTACATAATTCCAACCAACTGATAATTGATGTGCTTGCATTGTTATATATGTACTGTAAGGCGAACCATTCTTGATCATGCCAAGCCTTAACTGAAAGGCTCTATCTGTCCAAACCCAAGCAGAAATGCTATAGTATGATCCTGAGTTAAGAGTGACATTGCCAGTGTACAACTGTCCGTTATAATAACCACTTTGTGAAGATGTAGTAATATACACATCGGCGTAGTAATAACCGTTTACTTCATCTTCAAGAACATTAGATTTAGTAAAATATTGATTACCAGAACTGTACCACCAATACATCGTTGACGCAGGTGTTTCTGGATTCCACGAATCAATTAGATTGGTAGTGGGTGCGCCCTTCCATGACTGACTACTGCCATTGTCATAAGCTAACACAAGCCCATCTGTAGTTATGCCTGATCCATGTGCTAGTGCCATTACACACCAAACCTTGTTCTAGTGCTTTGGTAAATTTTATATATCTCAGCAGCAGTAAGTGCTTTTTCATAGTACATAAATAAATTAGTGCTGCCACCAAAGTTTCCATAAGTTAAAGACCATGATCCCCATGTAGGCGTACCGTCACCATCAGGTGTATCGAAAGACGTATTGCTTGTTCCTGTTACTTTAAACACACCATCAATATAAAAATCTGTTTTATGGTAATAATCAGGGCCATAATCTACCGCTGCCCAACAATGCCAATTATTATCTGTTGCACCGTAACTTGCACCTGCTGAATAATAATTTGTACTACCTGCATCAGAATATCTTAAAACACCATTATAAGTACTTGTGCCACTAGGTACTAAATAAAAAGATGTTCTGCCCGAAAAGCCACCGCCATAAATGTTTTCTGCCCTTTGAGTAGCTGTTCCATATGCAAGTTTATACCAACAAATAAAAGTAAACTCATTAACTCTTGGTATATTTGATCCAACCCAACACGGTTCGCCACCTACTTTAGCATTTTGTGCATATACATAATTACCGTTATCTTGTGCAAAAGACATGGCACTTAAACCAGTAGACGAAGTGTCGTAAGGCGCAAAAGTATAACTACTATCGACTAAATTTGTAAGTGTCGTAGAAGATGTAATAGCTGCACTAGCATCTACACATTTGGGATTATTGATATCAAAGTAAAACTTTAAATCATCTTTGGGTACACTCACACCATAGTTTTGACCCATCGTTATTCCCCGTCATATTGTTCAACAAAAGCTTCTGCCATTTCTCTTGTTTCAAATGCCCATTCTATTTGAATATTAGAGCCATCTTCTTTGAACACTCTGTATTGTGTTACAGTGTTACCGTCACCGTTAACAATCTGTTCTTCAACTATCTGCAACATATTCTACATCCCATGCATCTACATCTTTACGTGTAGCTTGTACAAAGTAGAAACAGTCTATTTCTGTGTCACAACCTACAGTAACTTTATTATCTGCTATGCTTTCTACCCATAAATTAGCCTTACTGCCCATAGCTGTAAGTTGTACAGTAATGCTGTCCTCATGTACTAAGCCTGTCCAGTAATCTGGTAGCTTAATAACTGTTTCACCTGTTAGCCTACCCCGAACATAAACACCATCTTCTGGCCCTTCTAGTGAGCCGTGACGTAGCATCATGCCTTCTTTGGTAGGGTGGTCAATGACAAATGATTTACTGGTAGCCGTTAACGCGCCTGCAACTGAAACATTACCGTTTGTAATGTTCATGTCGGCTGTAGTTCTTGCATTTGAAAAGAAAGCTATATTTGCATTAGAGTTATAGATGTTTAAAGAAGATGCGCCACCATATGAAGTGTAACCCGTGCCAGATTTCCATATTTGACCAGAACCACTATTACTATATAAAACTAAATTCATATAGTTTGTTTGCGTTGAACTTCCAAATATCGTTGATCCAGTAGCAACTGTTGGGGCAAAAGTAATTTGTTCTGTAGCTGTGTCAGCAGCATCACTTCGCAAATAACTAGAGCCTTGCACACCGTCTAATAGATCTGCGTCTAAAGTAGAGCCAGAGCCGTCATTTCCTGCGTGCCAGACTGTATTTCCGTTGATGTTTACGTTGTTATTATTGCCAACCTTTAGTTCAATACTGCTCCAATCATAAGAAGCATCTGAGCCACCAACATATAGAGTGTAAGAATTATCTGTCGTAGGACGTAAATAAAAAGCTGCCCTATTTGAAATAATACCGTAGCCAGTAATGTTTGTCGTATCTGACGTACTGTAAACAACATTTATACCACTATCATTATCAAACGTAACAACGCCTGTTGCCGTATCTGCCGCATCACTACGCAAGAACTGTGTGCTGTCTAAACTATCAAGTGTTGCTGCGTTAATACCCAGAGCATCAATGTCAGCTTTTGTCTGATCCGTTGTCGCACCGCTTTCAATGCCATCTAGCTTCGTGCCATCCGTTGCAATGTCACGACCATCAACAGTACCAGAAACAACAATGTTGCCAGTTACTGAAATTCCGCTACTGCTAGTTTCACATTTCTTAGCTGCGTCATAATATAGCTCAACAGCCCCATCTGTAATAAATCTAGCTTTGTATTCTGAGTTACCTGCATTAGCAATATAAACTTCATTGTCAGCTAAAATATGAAGATTGCCAGTTCCACTATCAGAAATTTTGCTATTAGACCCATCGTGAAATATGCTAAGATCCGACCCTGCGCCAAAGATGGCTTTGTCGCTATCACCAAAAGTAACATTACCAGTAAATGCGCCGCCAGTAGAAGGCACAATATCTTCAGCAGCAGCAGTTACAAAAACCTTTGCACTACCACTTAAATTTAATAATGAGCCTGTAGAACTTTCTGTAAGGGTTCTAGTTAAGGTTGTGCCGCTATGGGTATATGTACCAGTGCCAATTTCCCACGAACTAGTACCATCTTCTATTGTGTACCTAACTGTATCCCCATCAGAAATACCGCCACCAGCAAACGTAGAGTAGCCAGTTTCAGCACTTCCTAGGGTTATTGTGCCAGTGCCAGTTGTGCTGGTAGATACCTTAACGCGGTTCGCTAATGTGACCATTGTACCGCCTTATGCGAGTTGAAGAACACCATTCGTTGCGTTAAAATCTACAGTAAAACTGTCACCGTCATTTAGAGTTAATGAAGAAGAATAATCATAATAACCGATAAGTGGGTCAGCAGGGCTGGTTACAGTGTCATTATAGATGTAAATGTAACGAAATGGCCCGACAGAACCACCAGAAGCAGTGAGCGTTAAATCTGTTAGAACTAGCTTATAAGTACCAGAACTTTGCGTACTTGAGGTAGTTGTTACGTTTCTAGATGAACAGTTAGTATAAGAAATTTCTGTTACATTTCCTAAAATACCATTGCCATCTGCTGAAGGGTTTGAACTTTCTGAAGCTGGCGCGGTGTTAGACAAAGCAATTACTATTTGATCGCTTTCTAAATCCATATTGTGAACCGCGTTGACTACAAAATCATTTACTTTATTAAAACTTGCCATTTAAGGAACTCCGTAGTTATGCACATGCAAAGACATAGTAACGTATTTTATGTAGGTTTACTAGGCCAAGTTATGTTTGTCAGGTCTACTGTAGTCGGTAAATCTCTTAGCTGTTGTCTGTAACTTGCCCACTCTTGTTTTTTTGTATCTGTTAATGGGCTATCTGGTAGCTGTGTATAATCGGAAGCAACTAACAAAGCGTTGCGTTGTTGTATAAACAAACTGTAATTTTCTGCGTCTGTTTGCTCATCTAGTATTGTTTGCGCTTTTTGTACTAATTGACCATCTACAACGTGATAATTTTCTACATCGTAAGGCCAATTTGATAACAATTCAAATTCATTACCAGCATCTTGTATGTCAGAAAATGACGGGTCAGAAACAGAACCACATCTTAAAATTTCCCCACTAGAATTGTATATTACATAATTTTTCATCTTATCGCTCTAATTTTAGCACGTTAATGCGAACCCCATTGGCTTGCGCAGAATTTGCTGTAGTGTTGCTTGTTTTAAATCTAACGTCTAATGTTAGGTTTCCCGTAGCAGTAGCAGTAAAGACGCCGCCATAGTGTATACCGCCATGATAATTTGTCATATTAGGGTAAATTAATGTCATGGCAGAAAAAGACGCATTATTTAAAAACGTATACATTTGTAAATAGTATGTGTTTGCCGTCCAGCTTGATAAATTAAAATTAGGCGTTTCAGTAGCTATATAAAACTTATCACCTATTGTTGCAGTCAATGTAGTTGTAAATATTGTTGCCCCCCAAGTTCCACTGCTACTTGCGTAAGAACTACTTGCTGCATTAAAAAATCTACTTGACGTAGAAACAGCACTTGCCGCAATTTGTGAAGTGTCAACGCCACCACCCTTAATAATAAGCTGGTTGCTTGCATTTGTGTCTAAAGTGACATTATCAATTTTAATACTATCAGCTTCTACAGTGCCTGTTGTAATACGCCCACCATCAATAATAGTGCTGCTATCTGCCAAAGCATTGTTTAAAGTTGTTGTGCCACTAGTATTGGTAAATGTAACAAGACCATTAAAATTGAACAATTGTACAGCGTTTGTGGCGCTTGAACCGCTACTTGTACTAGCTGAACCAGTGCTATCTATATAGGTAACATCACTATAGTAATAATTATTCGAACCAGCAGCATCAACTGTGGGCGCTGTTGTTGACCAACTACCAACAGTTGCCGTAGCTACGCCTGTAGACCAAGTGTATGTTGAGCCAGAAGCCAGCCCTGAAATACTTGGTGCTGATGACGCTTCTTGATAATATGTTACAACTGCATGGCGTGAGCCATTAGCACCGTTAGCACCGTTAGCACCGTTAGCACCATCTTGCCCATCTTGCCCATCTTGCGGCGTTGCTTGTGTGGTTACAGCACCAGATGCAACGGCTGTAGATGTATTGCCTGTAAAATCAACTGCTTCCACCCAATAATAATAACTAGTGCTTTCACTTAAACCACCGTCTACATACTTATCAGCGTTTACAAAAGCTATTGCATTTGTTGGCTGGCTGTTGCTTGTGTTTCTATAAATATAATACCCTGCTAAATCATGCAGTGTGTCACCACCTACTTCGGTAGTTGGTGCAGTCCAATCTAATGTTACGCTTTGTATGCCACCAGTTGCACCCAATCCAGTTACTGGGGAAGGCGCGGTAGTATCACCGCCAACTGTGTGCGCAGTAGCTGCTACCCATGCAGAATATCTACCGTTTACCGTTACGCCGCGAACTTCTACATTGTACTGGCTACCAGCTTGCAAACCACTTAATACGATTGTTGTTTCATCTGCATCAGTTTGCGCGTGTAAATAATCGCTATTTCCGACTACTTTATAACGTATTTCGTAATTAGTTATAAATTTGTTTGTTGCAGCAGACCAAGAAACTTTTACTTGGCTAACAAACGAACCATCGGTTTGTACGTCACCTAAATCAGTAACTGTAACAGAAGATGGTGCTATATTAGATAAAACATCGGTTAACGTGCTATTATTGCCTGTTATTTCGTTTTCTTCAGCAGTCCAACTAAATGCACTAGAAGAAGTTTCACGTAATGTAAGTGTAACGCGTAAATCACCTACATTGGGGTCATTCATAAATTTCCAGCCAACAACTTCAAATTCTTTGGCGTTAAAGCCATATCTTGAATTTGTAAACGCTACGACATCACCACATTCGACCTGAAAAGCCTCTAAGCCAAAATCTGCGGTTAATGTCATCTGTTCACGCGCTCTAAACAGCGTCATCTTTGCTAAACGCTGCGCCATAGGTGAAGATGTAGTAAATGGCAAACTAAAATCTAACGGGTTTTCTATACCATTATCATTAGTTATAAATGTACTTGACCTTATTTCAGGGTAATCAGCGCGTATATATTTCTGCCTTGCATCAGTAAAAGTACCACGCACAATATTAAAATTATCACGCCTACTGTGCTTAGTATCTAGCGCAATTGGGCTACGCAAATCATCTAATGTAAACGTTTTGACAGATGCGTTATATTCACCGACTTTTAAATGCCATTTACCCTGACCCCAAAATAATGTTCCAGCACAACTGGTCATCATATCGGTTAATATGTCAGACGGTGTTTGATCCAACCCTATGACACCGTTAATTTCGTAGCGTTTTTCTGTTAGTGAACTACCTAAAACAGCAGTGCCTGACCCACTACCTGCGCCCGTAGCTGTAAAAGTAACGCCTGCTGTGTTGCCAGATGCGCCAATAGCTGTAAAATCAGTAGTACCTACGGTTTTAATTGTATAGGTTTCACCTGTTGTAAATGATCCAGCATCTGTAGTGGCTAAATCTACATTTTCATCACAAGTATTAGCTGAAATCTGAAAAGATGTTGTGTTTGTACTATCATCTGTAGCATTAACGTTATCTAAACCATAAGTAGATACTATATAATCTCTAATACAAAGTGCAGCGTTCGCAGAATATGCAGTTGTAGAGTTTCTAGGGTCATATACCTTTTTACCCTGAACCATTGCAGTAATTAGCGGTAAACCTTCTGCAAACACATTTTGGTCATATTCTAAACGAACATATAAATATGCTATGCCTTCGCCTTTAAAATCAGATGTGACAGATGTTTCGCTGACTAGATCACTATCAGCAGTCTGATTATCTGCGCCTAAGTGTTTTCTTATTCGTATTTTTGAGTTGCCATCTGCATCTTGCCACTTGCTTGATGTTACATAACCCGTCGAACTATTCCACGTTACTATTTCATCGTTAATATAAATATCGTTAATTGCGTTAACTTCATGGCCTGCTAAAACAATTATTTGGTGTACATACTGGTTAGTTGCACCTGTACTTTCCATAAACGTTACATAACCGCCTTTTCGTACTTCCCCGTACACTATTTGTTGTGGCGCTGTTGCTTCACGGGCATTGACCAGCAAGCCTTGCTGACCTGCAAAACTCATTTTGGGCGCTAATGCACGTAAAACATAACTTGTAACGGAATAAACTGCTATGCCTGTTATAATCTTAGCTGCTAATATCTGGCCTGCTGTTGCGCCTCCCATAATATTGCCGCCAAATAATAGAAACGCATCTCTAGGTACTTTATCCCAGCTATTATAACTAGCTACCGTTAAATCACCTAACTTGTATTTCATTCTTTAACCCACGCGTTATTAATATCTTCTATTGGAACAGAAATTACACTTTTTTTGCCCAGAAATACACCCTTAGAACCTACTGCAATACCTAATGCTTCATCAATAACCCAGTTCTGCGCTGCTTTTGTTGTTATTAATGCGCCTCTAGGTGGTACATAATCTATGCGTTTTAACTTTTTATCTATGGCTTCAGTCAATGTGTTAGCTGCAAATGCTTTGCGCAGTTCGTTTGCCTTCATATATAAGCCATTTTTTGTATATGCGCCAATCCAATCATCTGCCCAACCTACGCCATACATCGCTTTAAATGCGTTATTAGTAAACATTACGCAATCATTTGTGTGCCACTGAAAACCGTTAGATTTTACTTGATGAATGTAGTTATTCAGCGCATCTAAATTAGGCGTTACCGTCATCAACTTCGCGCCCCCAAACTATTTGTTTATCTTGTAGCTTGGTTGTCCAATCAAAAAAAGTATCTGCTGCTGGTGTGCCGCTGTTGCCATCGTCAAGCCATTTACGCAATCGAACCGCTGCATGGCTTTCTGCTGTGTACCGTCTTGCGTTTGGGCGCTCTAGCGTTATTAAACGGCTTTCTACAGTCAATTCTATTGTAGAAGTATCGCCGCTATCCAATATACGCATCTGATCCATGTAACCAGAAAAAACCTCTACGGTATTATTATTTAAACCCCAGTAAATTGTAACCAATCTGCCTTGGTATTGTTCTGTCAGCGCATAGGTTAAAATTGTGCTATCTAGCCCATTTAAAACTAACGTTGTATTTGTTGCTGACAAATCGGATGTTTCTTCTAGACCGTCGATTTGCAACAAATCCCCAGTACCAACATAAGTTTGGCTGTTAATTGTTTTGTTTCCGTAACCCGTCCAGAGCCGTAAATTACCGCTGTCAAAATCTAAATCTACTGCGTAAAATACTTCTACACTGTCATCACTTAGTGCATTTAAAATAGCCTGCGCAACTGCTCTAGTCATACAACTTCCATCGCTCCAAATGTAATGCCAAAAATATTAGCATTGTTTATAGTCCACGCCTGTTGATTTGCAGATAGCCTAAAAACGCCAGATGCGCTTGTAATATCTGCTGTTGCACTAGAAGCCGTAGCGCGTAAAGCAGGCCATATTTCCAGTGTTCCGCTATTTGTTTTGTCTGCTAATACTTTGTATAATCTCATATCAGCACCTGTACCCAAAGAAAAATAATCACCAGCTAACAGTGTACCCGTCATGGTTGCTGTTACGCTTCTAGCGCCAGCAGAACCTGTTATTGCTAAAGAACTAGGCGCTGAACCACTGCTTAGACTAGTTCCGCTAGGGTCATTTAAATAAAATGTGCCATGCTGACCGCGTAAACTCATAAGAAAGGCTATCCATGCTTCCGCATCTGTTTTATTTAATGGTGGTAGAGTTACGTCAGCTTCCCATATTTCGCCACTGTATGCGTGGGCTTGACCAGCAAAAGTAAACGGGCTTCGTGAATAAGCAACTGCGTTTGTCGCTCTTAGCTGTATTGATCCTATACCTATATTTGTGGGCAATGCTAGTGGGTAAGTAATAGCCATTTATGCAAAATTCCTTCCATAACTACCGCCACGCCTTTTAGCGTCTGCAACAGCAGCTTTTGCACTTTGCGCTATTTCTGGCATTAACGACCTAATTTCTGTTCTTACTGTCTGCTGCACCCCTGTACTAACGTTTATTGTTTGATTTACCACAATATCGCCACCACCCGTAGGCTCTAGATTTCCGCTTGTAGGTGGGTAAAATACTTCTGGCCCACGTTCACCCACAACAATGCCTTTACCAGCCTCTACAGGGCCACCATACGCGCCAGCGCCACCTATAGGTACATAACCACCCCCAATAGAAGGCGTGAAACCAAAAATGCCCATTGCTGCGTTGACTAAACGCTGTACGACTAAAACCCTATACAGTTCTTTAATAACCATAGAAGCCATATTTCTAAACGCATCTTTAACAGACATTGTACCATCTGCTAACGCCATCATGCTATCTTCTAATGATTGTGCAAACGTGTTAGCTACTCTTGTATAGTCAATTAGTTCACCTGTTGCTATTTGGTACTGTTGGGTGGCTACTGATGTAGCTTGTGCGTGTTGTGCTTCAGTAATTGCGCCAATTTCTCTAGCACGGTTTAATTTTTCCATGTTGTCATTGTATTCTTTTGTGGCATCAATGACTGGCTTAAATTTCTTAGCAAAACTAACAAGTTCTGTTTGTTCTTTTTTACGTGCTGCGTCTGCTGTTGGGTCAGGTTTTCCATCTTTGTCTGTGATTTCACCGCCCATACGCATCATTAGTAAATCTGATGCGGAAGGTAATACGCTACCCCTTCCACCTCTAAGGAAACCTGTAGGAATTTCTATTTTTAAAGGTGTATTATTAACTTTATCAATACTTTCCTTTAAATCATTATACATTTGAACAAGCTTTGAACCATCTTCTTGACCCTGCAAAGCTGCCCGTGCAAGTTCTAGCTGTTTATCTTTTTGTTCGTCTGTTACAGGATTTAAGTTTAATAAAGCTTCGCGTAAATTTTGATAAGCAATTATTTGATCTTCTGGTTCAAATGCGCCTTCCAGTGCTGCAAAAGCTTCAACTAATGCGTCTGCCTGTTCTTCTGTTGCGCCTAACTGAGCTTGTAATTTTCTGTTTGCTGCGCCAAAACGTTCTGAGCCGTACTTTATACGTTCAAAAATACCCTGATTTCCTGAAAATTCTGACAATTTGTTACCAACAGCGTCTAAATCCCTAACTAAACCAGCAAGTATTAATTCTTGTAATGACTCCCTCGCTTCTTTTACGCTTGCGGCAAAAATACCAAATTCTTCATCTAAAGTTGATAGTGGTATAGATGTTTTTTCTAAGTGGTCTGCTGCGTCACCTAAATCAGCACTAAAATCGTCAAGCATTTCGCCAGCACTTTTGGCCTTCTGACCCATGCTAGTAAACATCGCAATAAGTGGAAAACCAACAGCAGCAATAACACCCAAAATAGGCAGCACGACACCCATTGTACCGCCTAATATAGCAAAACCGCCAGCTAATTGCGGTAGCTGCATACCCAAAACACGAAATATATTTGTACCCATAGAAGCTTGTACAGCTATATCGCCTAACTGGTTAGCAGTGTTTTGAAACACAAACCTTGACTGTGCAGACATATTAGTAACCTTACTAAAACGCCCACCCATTCTATCTACAGCACTGCCTGCCTGCGTTGCTTTTTGTTTTACTTGGTCTGTTGCACTAGAAAATTGATCTGCGCCTTGCTTTGCGCCCGTGCTGTCAATGTTTAATCTGAGTGTTGATTGTGCCACTGTTCACGCTCCGCTTTATCTAATGCCATAACAAATCTTGCTAATCTTGACCTTTCAATTTCGCAATCAATACCAGCGTGTTTGCAGTATGCCATAATTTCTGTAAATGGTATAGGCGCAACTCCGTTAAAACTTATTTGTCTTGAATTACGTAAAGAATTAAACGCTATCCATGCAGTTAAATTATTTGGTATTGGCTTTTTTGTTATGTCCAGCGCACCCTTTGCAATCAAATACTGTTCATCTTTTGGTGAATATTGATATGACCAAAGAAGTGCGCTAATTAGTTTTTTTCCGTTTCCTTATCTGCTTCTGTTATAAAATTTGCTAAATCATCTACATATTTCGCAAAATCTACGAAATAATTAGAAATTTCTTCTATCCTAACATCTGCTAACGCCATAAAGGTGCTTTTTACACAATCCATGTTTTTGCCATCATTTTTAATATTAGTATTCCAATGAATAACACACGCGTCAAACAACGCGCCAAATTGCATTTTACCTATAGTTTTTGTATTTTCAGCGGCTTTTCTAGCAAACTTTTCTCTATCTTTTATAAACTCTGCTGCTTGCATAGTTTGTATTTGTCTATTTAATTCTATGTCATCACGTAATTTAATTAATTTGTGATTTAACCATCCACCAGCACGACATTTAATTTCTATAAATGTTGTTTCGCCTGATAGAAAATCTAGTTCTGATGAAAATTCCCTACGAAATATTTGATCAGACATATTTGGTTGCGTTAATTTAAGCATCGGTTTTCCTTTGTCGGTTAAGTGGGGGGATACTTACCGACAAAGAAATATCCCCCCTAAGTGCTGCACTTATTCTTCTGTCGGTATACTTTTATCGCTAATAGCTAAATTGGGCTTGTCGGCTAAACCCAGTTTTTTAGCTACTTCTTCGTTTACTTTATCGCCTTTACGGTAAGTAACTTCTTTATCATCAACTACTGCTGAAAATTTAGATTGCACAACAAACATTAGCTTACTGCCCTTGTTAGTTTAACTGAAGCATCTTCAGTTGCTTCGTCATACATTGCGCGTATTGTTACGTCTTGCATTGCTGCTGTTCCCGTAAAATCTAAATTAGATGTTGTGAATTTGCACTTAGGGAAAACTAGCGTGTATTTAGAACCAGACACCGACCCTAAAGGGAAAGTAGTAGCAAAAAGGGTGTGATTATTATCACGCGCTGCGTTGTACATAGATGCAAAGTTGCTATCGACATACACCCTAGCTGTAATTTCTGCTAATAACGCGCCTTTTGTAATACCGCCTTTAGCATAATCAGAACCTAATTTATTCTGCGCTTCACGACCTTCGTAAGTAAAATTAATTGTTGCACTTTCAAACGCGTCTAGCGTGTAACCTGCCATTGCGATTGTGCCAACATCTAAACCACTAGATAACGGTGTTCTTTGCGATTGATCCGTATAGGTAGCGCCAGAAATTGCGCTGGTTGTCGTATCTGCTGACCCCATACCTAATAGATCAAATGCAAATGTAATATCTGCGTTAGAAGTCAGAGTTATTGAACCGCCAGAAACTTCTACACCTGTATAGCGCATCATTGTATTTGTGCCGCCATCGCCTGCTGCAATTGCGTTTTCTACAGTAAATGTTTGCGTTGTTTTAGCATTTTTTAGCACATTAGTTGCCCATGTACCTTGCAAAAGGCTTTCTAACATATCGTCATAAGCGCCGTACACTAGCGTACCTGACATTGTGCCAGATACATCTATACCGCCAATAGACGTTTCGACTGCTTCACCTTTACCAGCTAATGAACGGTGTTCAATAATGTTAGGTGTTGCGGTCATGTTTATTGGTACATCACTATTTGTAAATGATGGTGTTGATGGTGTTGTGTTTGCTGTAGTTTCAGCCACAAAAGCTGATCTAAGCTGATTTGATGCAATGCCAACCATTTTGTGGCCTCCTATTTATATTCATAACGCACAAATGGCGCGTTAAAGGTTGCTATGTGAAAAGGTATATCAGAAATTTCAGCAGATATATAGGGGTGCTGTTGATCTGGTGAAAATCTAATAAATGTGTCGGTTGTCGCTACTGCACCCTTATCATTTAATCTTTTATCGTGGAACAAAGTATCTAATTCTTCCGCATGTTGCCGCCATGCGTTTGTACCTTTGCCGCCATCAGTAAATATTTGTATTTGTATTAATCCTGTATAGTCTATTCTATTTGTTGTGCCGCCAATAGACCCCTGAAAAGCCTGACCGTTCTGTATCGTTAGACGTATACTTTCAGAAGTTGGTTCAAATTCGTGACCGTCAAATCCTATTGGGGTGCGTTCTCCCCAGTATCTAAGCAAATATTTTTCTATCGCTTTGCGTTCTGTGGAATAGCTCATATAAGAATTTCCCTATATTTTGCGCTCATTTCAGAAAGCGTTAAAGCAACCATTCCATTAGGCGCTTGCTTTGACCACCCGTTTTCTAATCGGTTGCCGTATGGCAAGTTATTCTGAATATAAATTCTGCTGTTATTTATATCAAATGCTTCTATCGCTGCCATGCCTTTATTGATGGTTGCTGAACCATTTACATCTGTTTGCTGCGTTTCTGTTAAGTTTGGGCTATCTACTGAAACTATCCAGTTACCGCGAAAACGTCCAGTGTCTACGGGTGATTTCTGAACTACGCCGCGTAAGCTATCCATTGCAATAACCTGTATTGCATCTTCTATTTTTTCGTTTGTATCTAGCACCTGTTTATTTAACTTTAGGCTAAAATCTTTGGCGTTCTGTACGTTTGTCATTTTTTCGCCACCACTGCGTAAACCAAAGAAACAGAGCCTGCTACTGCTTGCGCCCGTCTAACAACATAATTATCACTTCCGATTGTAAGCGTGTAACCTTCTTTTGCGGCTGCGCTAAAACCTTCCAGCAATACTAGTTCTTCTTTTGTGCCTTGCACATAATCAGGAAAAATATCTTTTGCTGGCTTTTCTGTATCAAATACAACTCTACCCGTTATTGACGTTGTTGCTTGTGAATAATTACCTTCGTCCACGTCATAGGTATGATCGTAATTTGTAGCATATGATAGCGTAGCATCTTTAATAACATCAGTTATTGCTGCATGGACTGCATCAAAAGCTGCATCTGCTATCGCTGTTACAGTAGTCATGCACGTAAAACCTTAATTTGTGCGCCACCAAATTCTGTATATGGCGCTAATAAACCTTCGATTGCTACGTACCTTGGCACTTCACGGTAATTAGTATATTCTGTTTCACTTTCTACTGACCCAGCCTTGGATTTTGTACGCTTAATTGCTCCGTATGAAACGGTAGAAAATGGGGTAGCACCGCCATGAATAAGATACGCCATTTCTGCTTGCGCATCTTTTATGTCTTGCGGAACTGTGTCGGGATCAATAGGCCAATCTTTTACCAACATTGTACCTGTTAATCTGGGCCATTCCATACCCTGATAACGATACTGCCTTTCCCCAATATAGTTATAAGTGCGATTTAAATAATCAGCCGCTTTGACTAATTCACTTTCCTTTGCTGCTGTAGAATGTGATATAGTGACATTACGCTCTGTCCAAAACGTTTCGTATTCAGCTACCGTTATGTAGCTATTAGCCGTTGTCGCTCCAACCGTTGTTATAATTGCCATTACTTAGCCGCCTTTTTCTTTGCCGCTGGTTTCTTTTTTGCTTTCTTTGCTGGTGCTTTACCGCCTTCCCACGCTTCGTTTACGTCTGGTGTAGAAGGGTCATCAGCTTGCAATTGACCGTTAGCTTTTCTTGCCCTTTTCGGTTCTGCGTCAAATAATGTGTGAATTTTTGGGTTATAGTCTGCTTCGTTAATTATAGCATAACCATCTTTCCCAGTGTCGTGTTTAATTTTAACTGTATTCATTTCTTTTTGGCCTTTCTTTTACGGCTAACACGTTTACCACGCGCTACCATTAAATTAGCCCACGCATTAGGGTACTTTATACCACGCCTACGGCTTATTTCTTTTGCGCGTCTTTTTTGTGCCTTTGTAAGTTTAGCCATAATGTTACCATTTTACCCTTGCAGCCCAATATGCTGCTGACATTTTGCCTTTAGCTATATTTTTTCTATGACGCGCCATAAATGATTTTCTTCTGGCTTTTTGTGCTGCTGATTTAGGATTTTTGCCAGCACCTCTAACGCCCTGTTGACCAAATCTAATAGTTTTTACTTTAGACCCTACTTTAGCTAGTACCACATGCGATTTTTTAGGGTGGTTTGGTGTTCGTTTAGGCTTATTGTAGCCCTTAACGCCTAGCCGTTTTATGCGTGGGTCTTTTGCCATTACTTCTTTTTCTTCTTCGCTTTCTTAGGCTTTTTCTTAACGATCATGCCTTTTTTCTTTAAATACGCTCTTGGCATTTTAATTCCTTTTAAAAGGGAAAGGGGGAATAATCCCCCTAACCGTTTAACCCATAACGATAGCAATTGCATCGCTGTTCCACGCTTTGTAACCCCAAACCGCACCAACTTGGATCATTGCTTTATTGAAGCCTTTATATACGGCTACTTCAAAAACTAATCCTGAAGTTGGGTCTTGAACTACAAGCGTATCTTCTGCTGCATCACCGCCTACTGGTTTTGCTGGCGCTCTCATCGCTAGTTCTAGACCTGCTTGGTGCATCATTACGTTAGCAGTGTAGTTATTACCTACTGTAATAGCTGCATTGTCTGCTGCTGCTGCACGTAAACCAGTGTCACCGATTACTAGCGAACCACCACTTAGCGCAGTGTTAACTACATAGTTATTTGTGTCACCAGCAAGCGTAATAATATCACCAGCTAAGATTGTACCAGAACCGCCATCTGCCGCAATGGTTGTATCGCCCACTGCTGAAGAAGCGTCATTAAGAAGGTAAGAAGTACCTGTACCTTTAGTGTGCGAAATTACTTGCCCACTTTCTTTTAATGATACGCCTTGCAAGTTTAGCAATTCGCCTCTGCGCAATAGATCATCACCACCAGCAGTATTAACCTGCTGCAATGATGCTAGATTACGTAGATTTGTACCTGCTGCTGTATTAACAACTAAGCTTGTGCGCCCGTCATTTACTGGCATACCGTTGTCAGCAAGAATTTGTCTAGCTTCTGCAACTGCATTGAAGTTAGAACCAAATGGCGTAGTGCCTGCTGTACCAACCGCACGAGAAGCGTTTTTATATGCTTCGCCTGCTAAGTCTGCTTCCATTTCGTTTACTAGTGTTCGCATGGCTTGCTGGATTTGTGCGCCATAAACGGTTTCATAACCTGCGCCACCATCCAAAAAGCGTACATCTTCACCAGTATACGGGATTTGCACACCGCGTTGCTCAGTAATTGTGAGCGTTTTGTTACCCAGAGTTTGATCTGTACCTTCTGGTATTGTCATACTTGGGCTAATTGTAACCGCTGATGCGGCTGGTGTTGTGAACGAACGAACAGTTTGACCAACTGCTGCTTGTTCAGAACCTGCATTAACTGTTGATGCAGGGATAAAGCCGACTAGTTCGCGGCCTACAATGTCAGCGGCTTTGTAAATGTCAGCCGCTAGATCAGTTAAGGTATTAGCCATAACATTTCCTTTCTTTTGCGGTTAGCCATTAACGACCTTGCCGCCATTCTTAAAAAATAGTGAGCGTTCACGTTGACCCATTGTATTGAATTGTGTTCGCGTCACTTGTGAATTTACAGACTTACCGCCTGTACTCGCTGGTGGTTTGCCGCCACCTGAAACGCCAACATCTTTAACGAACATTTGGCCTGTTTCCGACGCTGCAAGTTCTTTAGCTAGATCACTTAGTGTTGCGTAACCATCGCTGCCCGTACCTGCTAGGGGTTTGGAATTATCCACTGACATTATACGGATATTTCCATTTTCGTCAAATCCAATTCTAGATTGAGCCATTAAGACCAAAGGTTGTAACCCTTGCGACACTATATTTTCTGCTGCTAATGACGATTTTAATTCTGCTAATGCGTTCTTTTGTAGCAAATCCATACGCTGAGAACGTTCATTCGATAGCTGTTCTTCATATTGCGCTTTAATTTGCGACACTATTTCTGTTTGATTTGGTGTCGGTTCTTCTGGTTTTGCTTTTAATGTATCTATTTCAACACGTAAACTTTCTACAGTTTTACGCCTGCGCATGGCTTCTTCACGCGTATCAACTAGCTTTTGGTTTACTTCGCTTAATTCGCTTTGCAGTTTTTTTACTAAATCATCATTAGTATTTTCAACTGCTTTTACTTCTTCAACTATTTCTTTTTCTTCACTCATTGCCGTTCCTTTCGCTGCGCCATTGTTAGGGCTGGCACGTAACCCAGCATTGATTATACTTTAGCTAAATCAATGTTTTCTATATCAGCTATTGGTACATTTTCTTCTATTGCTTCAAGCAATTTTAGTATAATTTCATCTGGGTCAGCTTTACCTAACAAAATAATTTGTGGTATTTTCCCAAATTTATCTTGATACATTTTTAAGGCTTTATCTTCATCCATTTTCTATCTCATTCATTTTAGCAGTAAATTTTGCCCACAAATTAGGGATATTTTTTTGCGCCCATGCTTTTGCTTCTGGGCTATTTTGTATAGCAAACATATTGGCAAAGCTTTCTACTGCGCCGTTGTCTTTGTTTTTCCAATACGCAGGCGTATGCCCATAAACGTAATAATTTTTACGAAATTGACCACTAACAAAACTATCAACAATATCTGATAAACTGTTTGCGCCATCAAATTTAGGCACGTTACGTTTTCGTGTAAACTCAAAACCATTTCTTGTTTTAGTAGTTACTTCTTCTGTTACAAACAATTCATCTTTTATTTCTCTTAATTTACGGTCTTTTTCCGCACGTGCTTTTCTATAAACACCTAAATTAGCGCGGTCTTTTTCCCACTCACTTTTTAGACCTTTTACCGACCAAAAATATCTATTTTCACCATCTGTATTTCTAATTACGTGGTCTACATGATGCCCATATTCATGCGTAATTGTATTTTTTTGATAACCACTTTCTAAGCGTTCAGCACTTGCATAATACACGCCTGCATCTTGACCTATCACTATCTCACGCGGTTTAGACAGCTTGTTAACAATGTTTGCGCCCTGATCGCTTAATTGCGCTCTAAATTTTTCATTTAGTTGATCTATTGTAAAAGTAGGTTTTTGTTTGCCACGTTTTTGCGTTAACACACCCATTTTACCTAAATCTATATTATTTCTAATATCAAAAGCTGGGTCTGGTTGCGGCTGTGGCTGCGCTTTCTGTTTTTGGGTTGGCTTTGGCTTGCCATAAACTTGTGACCAGATAGCTTTTTCACGTTTTTCTATTTCTTTTAATGTAAATTCGCGCCCACCTTCATCAACAAATCTATCCATTTTTAAGCCAGCACGAAATAATTTGGCTTTTTCCCTTCCTAATACATCTTCTTGAAATGCTTTGGGCTGTTTTCTTAACCATCTATCATAGTTTAATTCCGACGAAACTTGACCGTTCATAGATGCACGGGTTGTTTTAATGTCTTTTGTATCTGCTTTTATTCCTAATTCACGCAAAGATTTAACAACTGGTATTGTTGTTGACCTACACGCTGGATGTGCTGGTGGTCTTGGGCCTTCATCAACAGGCCATGTTTTGCCATCTCTTGCCCTGCAAACTGCTGTAGTGCGCCCATCAAGGGTAGCAACCCATTCTACAGCGCGTATAACACGCCTATTTCTACGGTAGCTTTCATTTCTTGCAACATTGCTTGTGTGCGTTAACGCCGTTCTAGCTGCTGTTTCTGCTGCGCGTCTGCTTCTGCCTTGCGTAAATTGCTGCATTTGCTGCACTATTTCATCTGTCGTTTGGCCTTCGACATACCCCTGCATTACTGCTTGCTTTACACGCCTAAAATGCCCATCACTTAGGCCATTATACCAATCTTGCAGAAATAAACCTTCAAACGGTCTTGCTTTAGCTGCTGCGTATATCTGTTCGCCTGATGGTGCTTCCCAATCTAATTCAACAGGCACTAATCCATCTATTATTTTCTTTTGCCAGCGTGTTTCGTGTGCTGACAAATCGCGTATTTCAGCATCTAGGGTTTCTATAACGGGTTCATAACCCTGTTTAATATGTACTTTTATGCGCCTTAAAAGCTTGTCTAAATCCCTACGTTTCAGCTTTTCAATACGTTGCTTGTACATCATACTGTACATTTCATCGTTGCTGTTGCTCATAAGTGCAACAAGCTTTTTTATAACAGAAGCCTTGTGACGCTCTAAATAATGCGCGTGGCGTACTGTTTCGTCTAAAATATCATCAATTAGCGCCATTACCTACTGCTTCATCAGGTTGATCTAATGGTTCAGAACCTAGTAATTCTTGTTCATCTTCTGAATTTACTTCTTCTGATAGTAGGTTTCTGCGTTTAGCTTCGTTTATGTATGTTTGTTTAGAAATAACTTCTGCTAAGTGCATTTTATTAAGTGCATCCATGTCTAAATGTGACAATGCGTTAGCCGCATAATCTTTGTTAATAATTATTTCTGGCCCTGTTACAATGTTTGCTAATTCTGCCATCCACATGAAACATATTTCTAGCGTATCTTTTAGGTTGTCTGCCCACATTCCTAACCGACTATTAATTTTGGTTTCGTCGATCATATCGCCAGTTGCAGTAGAAGAACCTGACCGTGATACAATAAGCTGTAGACCCATTGCCTGCATTTGAAATTCCATGTCTTTTAATTCAGTGCGCCCAGCGTCTATTGCTGCGCCTGAATGTTCTACTACGCCTACCTTTGCATTTTCATTACTAGACCAGAAAGCATATCCAGCACTTTCGGCAAAGCCTTCAAGGTCATCTCTACTGTAGCCGTGAAAATACTTCATAGGCGCACGGGCATGGTGCATTATGTTTGCCTGATCTGATTGTGAACGCCAATGTGCAAGGTTTATTTCTGCTAACCTTTGGTGTGGCGGTTTAGCTAAAAAGTACCCTGTTCTACCTAAATCACACGCTGCAACCATAATTTTTGTCATTCCTGTAGCGTATTCGTCATGTAAAACCCAATCTTCTTTTTGGTTTTGCCTGTAAATACGCACATAAACCGTACCTGTAACGCGCCCATTATCTACGGGAAGTGTTAAAACACGTATTTGCTGCACTTCGTCAGGGTCAAATTCATCGCCTGTTTCTTCTGAAACACGTTCACCAATACGAATTTGCGTTAACATTGGGGTATTGTCGATTACTTCCCACTTATAACCGTAAACATCTTCAAGCTTTAAGTGTACAAAATATGGCCTAAAATTGCCTGCTTCAGCTTGCACACGCGTTAGATTATTTGGTCTAGGTGGCGCATCTACCATTATAAAAGAAATACCTGCTGCTTGCGCTTCGTCGAAAACATCACGGGCAAACTGGTTTATATCTCTACCTTCCAAATCTACATTATAAGCATAAATATCTAAATCAGTATTTGTTTCTGCCAGTTGTATAGGTATATCAAACACTTTACCTGATAAATCTTCTATTGTTTTACCCACGCCATCAAATAGCCAAGTAGAAGCCCGTCTAGCATCGTAATCATCTTCAGTTTCTTGCGGAAATTTAGGTAAATATTTTTCGCCCAGCATCCGCATATGTTCGCCACCTTCCATAAGATCGCGGCACGGCGCTGACACTTGCAGCATATATTCTATTTCTTTGCTTCTTTTTGCTACTGAATTACTCATATCCTAATTACCATCTTTCCAGCGGCTTGCGCTTTAATTAAAGGTGCTATTGCATAACGTATCGCATCGGGCGCATGGTTATTAGCATCCACAACATCAGGTAAAATATCGCCTGACAGTTTATCTATCTTGTGGCTATACATTCTAAAATCATCTATTGCACCCTTACAGCTTGGGTGGATTATGACAGATTTAAAGCCACGAATAAAGCGTATTCCTTCATTTACGCTGTTAGGCCACTTTTTAACGCCTTCCATGCGTGGAAAACCATGCCTTTGTAGGTAAGATATAGTTTTTGGTTCAGCACTATCAGCACGGCTAATATACCTATCAAAATCTGGTATAAACTTGGTAATAAAGTTGTGCGTATC